CAGCAGCTCCAGGGTCTTGCTCTTGTTCATGACCTCCTGGACGTTCTTCACGCCCCGCACCACCCCCTGCACCAGCAGGTCCCTGTTCTTCTCGTCCACCGGCGCCGTCGAGAACCTCGCGTAGTACGGTATCAGCGGGTAGTTCTTCCACTTCGGGTAGTACCACGCCACCTCGTCGGCGAGCGGCTCCTCCATCCCCGGCACGAACGCGTAGCACCAGTGCTCCGGCACCAGCCTCGTCATGTGCATGAACCTCCCGGGGTCGTGCTGCGGCGGCTCCGCCGGCGGAGGCGGGGGCTGCGTCGGGTTCCCCGCCTGCGACTGTATCTGCGCGTGCGCGGCGTCCTGCTGGAATTGGTTGGCCGCCTGCGCGTACGCGGCCTGGTCCTCCGCTATCTGGTCCTGGTAGTCCTGTATGAACTGCGTCGCCTTGTCCTTCGACTCGGCCTCGGTTATCGTCCCCGTCGCCTTGTCCCCGATGAAGTGCTTCTCGACGAACCTCTTGTAGTACCGCTCCACCAGGTCGAACCGCTTCTCGTCCGGCCCTTTCTCGCCGCCGGAGTCTCCTCCCCTCGTCGGGTAGTCGCGCCTCTGCACGTGCGGCGTCCCGGCCTGTATCCCCTTCAAATCTATGGTCCCGCCCTCGGACTCCTCTATCGCCTTCCGCTTGTCGGGGTAGAGGCTCACCAGGTCGTCCTCGGACAGGTCCAGCGTGACCTTGTTCACGTACCGCGCGTCCGAGTAGTCGTACTCCCTGAACCCCGGCTCGGGGAACACCGTGTCGCCGTCGGCCTTGCGCCACACCGGCCTGCCGTTCAGGAGGTTGTATGTATTGTCGAGGTACAGCTCCAGGTGGGACTCCCCGCAGGTTATCCCGTCTTTGAACTGCTCGCTCGTCTTGTATATGAAGTCCGACACCTTTATGCAGTTCTTGAACAGCGCCGACGCCACCTCGGCCTTGAGCGAGTCCTCCTCGCCCTCCGGGAACGCCCGGAACTCGGACCTGTTCTGCCTCTCGAGGCCCGTCAGGAGGAATATATTGGGCTGGATCCGGTTGTCGGTCACTGGCTTTATCTTACGCTGCCTGTAGTTCTCCAGCGTGTCGTCGTCCCACTGCCGCCCGAGCGCGAACAGGAAGTCGTCCTTCTCGCACTCGAGCAGCTTCGCCTTGGCCTGGTACGACCTCTTGAAGTCGTCCATGGCCTTCTCGACTGTCAACTTGTCCTTGTCCTTCGCCATCCTCTCCCCTCAGTACACCTTGACGTGCCCGGCGAGGCCGCCGAACAGGGAGGCCACCAGCAGCACCACCCCGACGACGACTATCACCACGGACACTATCTCGCTCAGCTTCGGCACCCCGTTCAGCCTCCCGTTCGCCCAGTACGCCAGCGACGTGAAGACCACGATGAGCAGCAGCTGCACTACGTTTACGGTCATCCTAGGCCTTCGCGACCGGCGCGCCCAGCGTCAGCCCCAGGTTCTCGGCCAATGCCCCTTCCACGTGGACCGTGATGATGTCCGATATGGTCTGTACCTCCGGGCCCACCTTCGCGTCGGCGGACACCAGCACCACCGTGTCGCCCGGGTCGTCTGACGACACCAGGAACGCGCTCAGCCCGTCATCGGCCACCTCCACCGTCCCCGCCCCGCTCTGCACCTCCCAGGTCGGCGCGCCGTCCAGCACCGCGGGCTTGCCCGTCGCGGTCTTGGGGGCGATCGTCGCCTGCACCTTCTGCTCGTTTGTCAGTGTCACCTCTATCATGGTATCAATCTCCTTTTTCTTGGCCATTGGTAGGCCGAACCTTACGTCAAATCTCCCCGGCGACTTCGGCGCCGGCATGACCAGCGTCCTGACCGTCATCGTCCTCGCGGTCAGCCTGTCCACGGACAGCTCGCGGCACGGAACCCTTCTCTTCCTCCTCAGCATCATTTGGCCTTCTTGGCCGGCCTCAGCTCGCCATTGTCGTCCAACTGCTTAAGTAACGCCAGTCTCTCCTTCAGCGTGCCGACGTAGGCGTTTATCCTGTTCTGCAGCTCCACGCACTGCCCGTCGGCCTCCCTGAAGCCCTCCGCCTTGGCCAGGACCAGCTCCGTCCTGTGCCGGTAGGCCGTCACGCAGCCCTGGAGGAGTAAAAACGCAAATAAAACCGCGGCTATCTTGATCCCGCCGTTCAGCTTCGCCCCGCCCGGCACGATCTGGATCTTGGTTTTGGCCTTGTCTTCCTCCTGCGCCCTCATGACCTCCTCGTCGTGTATCTTTATGAGCTCCTTCTGCCTCGCGCCCACGACGCTCAGTATCCTCCTCCAGCCGAGGACCACCTTGAGCAGGCTCCACCTGTCCAGCAGCAGCGACTCTAAGGCCTGCATCCTCGTGTTCAGGAACACCGTCTGCCTGTAGAGCATGGATATCTGCCTGGCGTCCTGCTCCTGCCTGCGTATGATCTCCCCCTCCCTCATCGAATCACCGTGTATCCCAGCTTCTCCGCTGCCCACAGGAGAAACGGTAACAAGACCTTGGGTACCCAGAGCCTCCGCGACCCGGATCTCCAGACTTCCGGATCGTGCACCATCGAAAAGTATACCTTGTCCAAATACTCCTCCATTATTTCCTCCTCCTGACGCTCTTTGCGCCGAACTTCCTGGACAGTCCGGCCTTGCTCATCGCTATCGCGACCGCCTGCGCCCTCGGCCTCCCGCTCTTGACCAGCTCGGCTATGTTCGCGCTCACGGCCTTCCTCGATCTCCCCTTCTGCAGCGGCATCAGACCGTCATGGCGCTCTCGGCCTGCGACTCCCGCGCCTTCCTCATGTACCTGTCCTGCGGCTCCGTCGGGAGCCCCCTGTGCCTGAAGTCCAGGCTCACCGCCAGGTACCTGAACGCGTCCGCCCCGTTGCTGCTCCAGTCGTGGTACGGGGTGTTCAAATAGGTCTTCCTCTTCTCGTCGTACTGCTTCCTGTAGCTCTTCAGGGCGCTCAGCCCGTCCGCGCATTTGTCCTTGTCGAACCAGCACTTGCCGAACACCCCCCTCACCGCGTCTATCCCGTCCATCAGCGGGAGCTTCGGCGCCACCTCGAACTTGATCCCCAGCGCCTGCGCCGTGTCCTTCCTGCTCTTGCCGCTGGACAGCTCGCGGACCTCTATGTCGTGCGGCGCCGTGTGCCGGCCATACACGTACGGCTTCTCCTTCAGCCTGGAGATGTAAAAGGGAAGGCCCTGGCCGGTCCCGTCCATGTAGTCGATGACCCTCAGCTCCTGGCCGACCGACTGCGTGAACCATATGGCCATGCGGTCGTTGACGCCGAGGTCCCACCAGGTGTCGACGCTGAGCCTCGTCTCGTGCGGCACGTGGCCGACGCGAGCGTCCCTGTAGGCGGCCATCAGGTTGTGCGCGTAGTAGGCGCCGGCGATGGGGACTGTGAAGTTGCAGAAGTACTCCTGGAGGTACAGGGCGTTGTTGCCGTTGAGGCGGACTATCTCGCGCTCCTCCTGCTCGAGCACGTCCTTGGGGATGCAGCCGGTGTCGTCGACCGTCAGGAGGGACACGAACCACTTCGCGGGGTCGGCCTTGGCGAGCTCGTACAATTGGTAGGCGTGGTTCTCGCCGCGCGGCGTGAAGTTAAATATGGCCCACCCGCCGTTCTCGGCGAGTATCGGGCGGAAGTAGCCCCAGCAGGCTGGGTCCTGGAGGGAGTACTCGGAGAAGACCATGCCTATCGGGTTCGTCCCCATGCCGGAGTCGTAGTGGTCGGAGCCGATGACCTGGAACAGGGAGCCGTTGGAGTAGCGCAGCTTCATCTCGGTGTCGTTGGGCTTGCCGGCCAGGAGGGCCTTGGGGAAGTGGTCTATGAAGCGGAAGCCCTCGCCGTCGGCGCCGTCCCATATGACCTTGCGGCCCTGGGCGAGTTCTGGAAACACATAATAGTAGGTGCCGACGCGCTCGAGCATCTTCTTGGATATGACGCCGGCGAGGTCCGTCTTTTCCTTGCCGGAGCGGCGGTGCCACACCTGTACGGCGCGCTTATACCCCGAATCCAGCGCGCGCAGGATGGAAAGCTGGTAAGGCCTGGGCTCGTACTTATAGGGGACGCTTAGTTTGATGGACGGGCTCCTTCGCTTCGCTCGAATAATTGGTGACCACGACCTGAAGCGGACTCCCGTCCGTATTGCCCAACTCTATCTGCTGCGCCGGCTTCACGTACCCCCACTCGAGGAGCATCTGCATCGCCTTGAGCCTGAGCTCCGGCGCGGCCGACTTCTTTACGAAAAATGTGGATCCCGCGTCCGTCACGAACCTGTCCGTGTATTTGCCGGCCGCCAGCTCATAAACAAAATCCATCAATTTATTTCTCTCGACGAGCTCCTGGCATTTGTTCTTGAGCCAGTCCGGGCGTCGACCGGAGTTTTGCCGAGCTCCGCCTGTGGCTCTCGTTTTATCGAAACCTTTTTTAAATGCCACAGTGAAAAATCCAGTGATTAAACCGTGGACCACACATAATTAAAACAATTATACCACGAAACAAAAAAACATTGGCGAACTTTTCATAAAAATAATTATCAAGTAATAACCAAGCAAATGTCAAGCATATCGCTTGGTTTGGAAAACGTAGCGTCCGGACCGCGTAACGAAGTTGTAACGTTTCGACTAAATTTCGACTAACTTGAAAATAGGGGGTGGCGGATTCAAGCAATACATGGTATATTATATTGTAGGAAGAAAATCAAAACCGGAGGATACCAAAATGAATACGAGAATGAAGATCGTCGAGGCCTTGCTGAAGAGAGCGGACACCCACCAGAGAGAAGTAATTTCCGAAGCGCTGAAATACTTATCCGACACAAACCTCATTTGCCTTGCACAAGATCTGAGAATCGACACCGACGCAGTTTTCCAGGAGGTAAAATAATCATGAACTTCCTGAAAAGACTTGACCTTAACATAGATCCTTTCCTGGCGCATTCGTGGATGACATTGGCGTGGCTAGAATCGTTCGGAGTTACCCAAGAGGAAGTGCTGCCATGAATAATATTGATCGCGTCTTAATGGGATTGCCCATCAAAGTCAGAAAATGCCAACTCTGCTATAAGTTAAATTATAAATGGGAAATTGCCGAAACTGCGGAAGAAATAATTAGACTTGAAGAAAAAATAATGAAACACAAAAATATCCATAAGGCGGTGAAGCCATGAATTATGAAGATGTTTGTGATCTTTGTGAAAGCGAAAGCATCCACATCAGCGATTATGGATATTGTCTTTGTTATCCATGCTATTTAAAAAATCCCAACATTCAAAAAGAAATAAATAGACTTGAAGAGAAGGAAAATTTTCTACTAGGATAGGAGGTGCAATCATGAATTATTTCATCGAGGGAATGCTGGCCGAGGGATTCACGCAACAGGAAATATGGAATCTGCTGCAGGAGGTATTAATATGAAACTGTCGACCGTCGAGCACGCGCTGCTCCGCAACGGCGTCATATTGGAGCGGGCGAAGCGCCGCGGCGAGTCCCTGTCCAAGATAGAGAGGATCATCGTGCTGGCCGGCCGCAAGCTGGCCAGGGAGCAGGGCTTCGCCGCGAAGTCCATCAACGCCCTGGAGATGGAGGGGGAGCGGGACTGGGACCAGGTTTTACAGCCGCTGATCGTCAAGGCTGTGTTCGCCTACTTCGACGGGCCGTACGAGGGGTTCGAGCCGCGGCCGGACTACGAGGTGCTGGAAAGCAACCACCCGGGGCTGCCGGTCGGGAGCCACGTCTGCGCGGACCAGTTGGTCGAGGTCGATATCAAGGTGCCGAAGACGCCTAAGTACGAGGCGTGGGCCAAGAGGCTTAGGGAACAAAAGGAGAACAAATGACGACGGACGAACTGAAGAGGGCCTTCTGGCTCGGCATGCTGTGGGGCGTCGTTTTTATGGCGTTAATGTGGCTGGCCTTGGCGTTCTCGGGGGACGAAGAGCCCGGGTACGACCCGAAGGCCGAAATGGGGGTGCAGGTATGATCGACTTCGAGGCGGAGGCGCGCAGGATAATAAGAATAATGAGGGAGCCGAACAAGCTGGTGACGGAGGAGAACGAGACGATCTATTTGGCCCGCTGCCTGGAGATAATGGCTTTAAGGTTCAACGAAGAAGTGATGAGCGAGGTGAAAAAGCAGTTGCTGCGAAAATACGAGAAAACCGGAGGTGATTGAGATGAAGAGCACAATGATAGCGCTATCAATGCTCCTGTTCGCCGGATGCGCGCCGCTGAGGTGGGTAAACCAGTGG